GCATCCTCGTTCAAGACCTCGCCGGGACGAGGCGGCATTGGCTTAAAACGGGCTTGTCCTGTAGCTGCTGATGCTTTTGAGGAGGCGCCGTGGCGCCTGTGGATCCGGACCGTTTACTGTCGCTACGCCCCCACCCGTCGCCTGCGAGAGCGTCTGAATGCCGATTCCTTCTTCGGTTTGGATCAGCTCGTGAAGCGTAAGTTTGAGCGCCACGCGGCGGATGTCGCCAGGAACAGTCGGAGGCTCTGTTGTCAGTCCCTCAAGGGCCTCCCCGGATCCAGTCGGCAGATCCGAGAGGCTTCGGTCTCTTCGCTTCCATCCTGCGAAATACGTTACCTGGTCGGACTCCGGCGTAGAGGCCACCAAATGCCTGTCGTCGAAGCGGGCGTCGTAGCCGCTTGTCTCCACCTGCACGACTGGCCACGACCGCCCGCGATACCGCCAGCGTTTGTCGCCGGTCTCGTCCCGATGCCAGTTCCCTGCGCCCTCCGTCGCCTTATGGATCATCACTGGGCGGCGGAGGAACGCCGCAACTCGCGCCTGCGCCTCTTCAATCGCCCGTTGTGTCACAAGGCCCTCCTCCCCAGGCACGCTGGTTGAGCCGAGGGCCTCCTGCTCTACATCGGCAACGGTGAGGATTGCCGTGGCGCCGGTCATGCTGTATAACAGGTCATGCTATATAACAGCGTTATACAGGTTACTCGCCCCCAAGCGCCTCATGGAGGACCTGCTCTGCTTTCTCACGCCCACGGACGCTTTCTTCGATCACCTCGTCGCTGAGGCGCACGCGATACCACGGCCCGCCCTTGTGCTCAATGCCGGTCGCCCCGGCGGACTCATCAGGATAGTTTTCATCAGAGGAGTCTCCGTCAGAGCCCGCCGAAGCGGGTCGCATCGGACGCGTCTGGTACGTGCCGGGCTGGCGGGGATGCTGCGCCCCAGGCCGCACCTCAGTCCGATCAGGGAAGCGCCGAGCCATGAGCATTAGGAGTTTGTCTGGAAGTTGGCCGCCGCCGTGTCAAAGTTGAAGTCCAGATCAAAGAACGCGCGTCCCTTCAGAGCGCGAAGGTCCTGTGTGGCGAGGTTAATTGTATCACCTGTATCGGCATCCTTAATCTGGCCTTGCCGAAGCTCCTCAGTCGTCATATCTTCGCCAAGAGCCATCTGGATGTAGCGCCCGTTGACCAAGGACCCAAACTGCGTGCTGGCGTTGGACCCTTGTCCCGGAAGGACCTCCGTGTAGAGAACGGAAATGCCCTTCAGCTCGTCCGGCCCATCCTCGTTCTCGACGAAGTCGAAGAGGTACTGGCCATTATCGTCTTTCTTCGTCTGAAAGATGGCACGGAGATCGGGGTGAAAAACGTAGTACAGGTTCTCTTTGTCGCGAGCGCCTTCGTCGAGCTCATTTTGCTGAAGGATAAGCTCGTCGGGGCCGATGTCAGCAGGGTCGTCGTCGCCCGTCGTTCCGATCGTGGTCGTCGGAACGTTCTTGTTCGCGCTGAAGAGCCCATTGATGCCGTTGTAGTTGCTGGATCCATCCCCATTGAAAAGCGCGTCGTCCTCTGCATGGATAAAGGATCGCGAGAGCGCCTCCTGCACGTCTTCGAGGATCTGCGGCGCGAGCTCTATCTGCGCCTCGTAGCTGTATGGAATGATCTGAGCAATCTTCTTTGGGTTGAGCCCCACCGACTGGAAGGCCCGCTTCGAAGCGGTAATCTCGCCGCCCTCATCTACGAAGTCGGCCTGGTCCTCAACGCCGGTGCCTGCAGGCTGCCGGATCGAGCCGCGCACGTTTTCAAACGCATCGGCAATCTGGCGGGCCACGCCCACCTGATCGCCAAGCTCTTGGATGTTGTCACGAACTTCTGTGGGAAGAAGAATGCCTCCGTCCGCATCCACGACGGTGCTGTAAAAGTCTCCCGCCGCGCGCTGATCAGAAAGCGCAGATCGGACATCTGGCTTCTTGAAGGCACCCGCATCGTAGAGCTCGCGGACATGCTTTCCAGCTTCGTGGGCCTGCCCCTGCCCCGCCGCGATGATCATGCGAAGCGTGTGGTGCGCCTTCTGCACCTCGCTGTCGTTTCGGCGGTCGGTTACGGATGCCTCACGACCTTCTTCGCCGCGCACGGAGGGCGTCTCGCCTCCGTCCCCGCCGCGGCCCTCGGCCACCTCATCCTTGCGCTCCTCAACTTCTTCCTCGTCAGCGTCGGTGAGCAGGTCAAGCACCTGCTCGTCAGTCAGTTCGTCGGTAGAGTCAACGTCAGAAAGGTCCATCGTTCTAAATAGAGTCTGTGTGATTAGAGTACGCCCAATTGCCTTTTGGCCTTGCGGTCGGCTCGCTTCCGGCGAAGCTTTGCCACACGCCCGGCCCCAAGCTGGGACACGAGGCGCTTAAGCTTGCCGGTGCCGATCCGCTCGGCGATCTTCTTCGTTCTCTCTGCACCGATCTCTTGGGCCAGGCGGACCAGCGGCTCAATGCCTGGGGCGTCGTCGCGCTCGGCCTCTGGCGGCGTACCCCCAGAAGCGGAGGGCGATGAGGGCGTACCCTCACCCGTGCACCCGCAATCACTGCGGGTGTCCTCATCGTCTTGACTTGTGCGGTTTTCCCTCCCTGTCTCAGAACGACCCGTGTCGTACATGCATCCATCTACCTCGGCCGCCCGCATGAGCAGGTCGGTGCCGACCTGAAGGATAGATCCTAGTGTCTCAAAAGCGCCCATCGGATCGGGCATCCCGTCGAAGGGACACTCCGTAAAATTCACCTCATCCACCCCACCGGGCACTTCCTGATCAATCTCACGGCGGACAGCCTCCTCAGCCTGTGCCATCGTCTTCCCCTCCTGCGTGCGGCGCGTGGCCTCGGCGACAATCAAGCCTTGACACATCGTCTCAAACACCCCGATCGGCTCCTCTGTCGTGACAGGCGCCTGCATTCGGCTCTGAACGAGAGCATCGGTGTCTGCTGGCACGCCGACAACGGAGAACTCCGTCATGTCGCTTTCGCGGACCACGGGCACCATCCCATCGCCCCGCTCCTCCCGCTGCACATCCTCGGTCTTCCAACCGACGCTCACCGCGTTCAGGAACTTATTGCGCATCTTGCTTTCGATGCGCTGGGCAAAGTCGTCATCCGCAAATTTGACCTCGGCGACATAGCCGTCATCTTTTCGCATGAGATTCTTCGTGCGGGCTACGGGTTCGGCGCCGCGCCTAGGGTCTTGGCCGTGCTCCCAGAGAACCACGGGGTTCTTCATGTAGTCTTGCGTCCGTAGACCCTCGGGATCAAGCACCATTCCGTCACGGGCAACCTGATCGGTCATCACCTTCACGGTGATCGTCCCGTCGGCCGTCTCCCGAATCTCCGGATCGTTGATGCGGCTCTGGTAACTCTGACCTTCAAGGGTCCGCACCGCCCGATCTTCCGGCACATCATCTTGGTCTGCAACTGTAAGCGTATCGGGACGGTGAAACACCGTATCGCCGGTGCCGACCACTTCGCCCTCGTCGTCCCGTTCAACGAGCTCAATGATCACGCCGGGATTGTCTTCGGAAGTCTCGTGCTCGGTGTCCTCCGGCTCAGTGCTTCCGGAGACAGTCTCGCCTGTGGCGACTGTCTCTACCATGCCATAGGCGGTACCGCCCGCCGAATCCCAAGAGACCAGATCCCCCTCGCTCAGATCCTCAACGTCAGCGCGTGTCTGCATAGATCAAAAGTCCGATTCATCGTATGGCTCGGTGTCGCCTTCCCCCCTTGCTACTGTGTTGGCCTTACGGAGCGCCGTAAATCTGGGCGAAGCAAAAAGAAAAGGCGGCCCCTCCGTCGTGGAGAGGCCGCCCAGGCGTGACTGTAGCGGAGCCGCTTACGGCGGCGAGTCAAGAATGTCTATCGAGTCAATGCGCAGGGGTGGAAGCGTGTTTCATCAACCCTCTCCTACTCAAATATCCAGAGAGACATCTACATCCACATCTACTACGCGGTTGCTACCATCAACCGTCGTGACGGTCCTGAGTGACAAAGATACCCGCTCCACTTTAGCATCTGTCTTCTCCTTGAGATCCTCAACAGACTCACTAACGGCAGCTGCGATCTCGTTCTCCGCGTCCTGCTTTGCCTGTCGGAGCTCGGGAACGGTGAGAGAATCATTCATGGACCTCTGCGACTGATTCAAGTAACTCAGGATGTTCGTAGCGGTTGCCGATGACCATGCCACCAGCTTCTCCAGAAGCTAACCAAAGGTTTTTCCCATCCCATTTCCACCCGTCGACGGCCCACTCAACAGTAGCTACTGCACCGCCATGGTCAAGAATATCCGACTCGTAAATCGGCGTGCCCTCGCTGTCGTCAAGGCCAGTGTAGTGCAGCACCTCATACCCGTCCGTCGTCTCGATGAGTTCACCATCGCGCTCAAAGTAAAGTGTACCGTCACGTTCTAGCCCAAAGCGGGCGACATCATCATTTGCCTCTGACGGCACCCACATGTGCGCTCCATCCCAGACGCGGAATCGGTCTGTCATGGCGTGGTGACGGGTTGATAAAGCAGAGAGCCCACCCCAACCGGGCAGGACGGCGGCCCCAGCGCCCATCGAGAGTAAGGCTACCTCCGGTCAAAAGTGAGCAGAAGTCCAAGCGCGACTGGTCCTGCGTCCGTTGTAGACACGCGAGACGGCTGTGAGCGTTCCTCACGCCCGCTCCACATCGCCGCGGTCCACCGGCACAGCAGCAAGCTGCTTTTCCACCGTCGTGAGCTCAAGGCGCACCTGCCCCGCCTTCACCCGCCGTGCCCACTGCGTCACGGCCCGAACCTCTTTCTGAGTTAGGTCCGGCAGGCGGTCACTCGTGCTGGTTGCCTGTGGTTTTCCGCCGCTTGTAGGAGGAGGTGGCGTTGATGATGCTGAAGGAAGACTATCGGGCTTGCTTGGCTTAGTGCCGCCCTTCTTTGTGTGAGGGCTCTGTTTACTCATCTTAGTTTGTGTAGGTCACGCAATAGGACACGGCATTGAACGCTGCTGCTTCTGTAACTACCTCTAATCTTAAGGCGTCGTCAGGGAAGTAGCGCAGAGCCTCCCTGAACTGTCCGTATGTGGTCCACTCATCACCCACATCATATTTGGATTGTGCCTCACCCATGATAAGCGAAAGCAATTCCGAATAGCGTAGCGAGATACGCCAACTGCGTTAGGATTGCGATCATTCGCGTCTGCATCGGGCTCGGCCGCCAGTGATCGTTGGACGGCCGGTTCAATGGGGGCTCCGGCTTCTTAAGATCAGTCATGCCGCACCAGAAAATTGTGGAAGGTTGCCAAGGTCCGGTTCGGTTGCCTGCGCCTCTTCAAGCCCTTCTTCGGTTAGTATAGGCGCTTGAGTACACCTGCAAAATATGATGTTCGCGGGACTTCCGCTCGGATCGCCCGGATACATGAGCTCCTCCCGTCGCTCCTGTGGCAGCCCGCGCCGGGGAGACACGTTGAACGCTTCGTCCAGCCGGCGCGCCTGGCCCTCACTGTCGGCCTCCAAGTGCCCGGGACGGACCCGCTCGTCGCGGTGACTGATCCACGTGCGACCAACCGCGCCCACCTCCCGCATTGCGTTCATCTGGCCCGCCTCAAAGCCAGTGTTGACCGTCGTGGCGGCGATGCGCCGAGCTCGAGGACCAACCTCTTCTCGATTCCCCTGTCGGCGCAGGTCCTCGATAATCTCGTTAGCGGCGTCCTGTACTGTCTTGTCTGGGTCGCTTTGGGCCTGCCGAATTTTGCGGTTGATCCGCTCGCGCGTCGTCTGCGAGATCCCCTTGGCTTGCTCGTTGAGCGCCTCGGTCGCCTCTTGCACGGCGGGATCGCCAGGGTTAAAGGCGCCACTCGCATTCATCTGCTTCGACGCCACCTCCGCACCTTTCTCGGCGGCCGCCCGGATGCCCTGCGGTGAGAGTTCGGTTCCATCGACGCTCTGCCCCTGTAGGGCTTGTCGGATGCGTCGCTCCAGTCGCTCCTCGTCTAAAACCCGCTCGGCCCGGAGCAACTCTCCAAGTCCCTCTTCCCCTAGCAGCGCAAAATCGCCATCCTCTAGGGCTTGCCGCACCTCCTCAGCGGTCACGCCGAAAATTACACTGATCGCTTCCGCTAGGTCATCTTCGATTGGCTTCTGCTCCTCCTCCGCCTCCTCGGCTTCGGTCTGCCGAATCAGATCTCGCTTCCGCTCGGAAAGCCCAGACCAGACCCCCGCCTCCAGTGCGCGGGTCATGCCCCCGAGACCAAGGAGGCCAGCCTTGCGCAGCCGCCGCCGGTCGGCAGGCGGGGCGGCTACAGAAAACTTGCGATGTCGCTATCAGGGTCGGACGCCTCCCCTGTTGCTGCAAGGGGGCCACCGGCTTCTGAAAGGGGCACTTGCCCCTGTGGGACGGTTGGCTCGCCTGCCGCATCGGTGTCGTAGGGCTCCAAGTCGTCTCGCTCCCGAACCTCATTCCGGGTGCGCAGGCCCGCCTGCACCAAGATGCGGTCCGTCTCAGCCTGCTCTCGCTTATCGGTTGGCTCTATGTTTGGCGCGATGACGCGGAGACGCCCCTCTGGCTCAAAGGCTTGCCGCAGGCCCTCGGTGAGCTGGGCCGCCG